ACGCTGATTGTAAATATTGTTTTGCTTTTTAACATAAATAACCTATTACCTTGTGAAGCCAGCTCTTGCTTTGGCCAATGCACTAAAACAACTGGGTATAGACATCGGCTTTTAATACCTGTTGAGTTTGATATCAATGTTGTACCTGATTGAATTAGGTTTCCTGGAGCAACCCCAAATAACGGTACTTGTTGAAGTGTATAAAAAGCGCAAGTCACAACGTCACTCGTTGATGTTATGGTATTGACGTTATAACTTATTGCTGAATATGAATGAACACCTGAATCCCAAATAGGAATAAATAATGTTCTATTCTGTGTGTTAGCAACACCTGCTTGTGCAGCTGTTGTAAATCCATTACCACCGTAATCAGGTTTTAGATTGAACGCACCAACAACATTTGGTGCAAATATACCTTGTGTTGATATTCTTGTATTGGTATTATTCCCCAAACCATCTTGAATTTGTTGTGGGGTTGCTGTTACACCTGTTGTTGCTGTTGCCAAGTTTAATAAACCTGGATATGTTGATTGAATTGTTTGACCTGATAAATTAGCCATATAATTTTATTTTTAATTGTTTTTATATTGTGTTCCAAATACCTGTTTCATTGTTCCAAATTTGTGTTGTGGTATTCCATATTTTATTTCCTCCACCTCCACCACTTGGAGTTACACTTGGTGTTGGAGTATTCGTTGGTGTTTCTGATGGAGTATTAGTATTCGTAGGAGTCATTGTCTGAGTAACACTTGGTGTAGGAGTTGGTGTTCCACTACCTGTTGGTGTTAGAGTCAATGTTGTTGTAGGAGTTTGTGTTACAGTTGGAGTATTCGTCGGTGTCTCACTTGGTGTCTGAGTAGGAGTCATACTCGTTGTAACACTTGGCGTAGGTGTATTGGTTGGAGTCTCTGTATTGGTTGGGGTCTGTGTCTGTGTTGGAGTTGATGTAGGTTCAGGTGTTCCTGTTGGTGTTCCTGTATTAGTTGGAGTAACTGATGGTGTGTTTGTAGGTGTAGGAGTATTGGTTGAAGTAACCGTTGGTGTTGGTGTGATGAATGATTCAAAGAACGCTGCATCACATCTATTCAACGGAGTCATTACTTGTATCGTTAATGTCGCTGTCCATCCACCCAATAAGTCATCGTACTGCTCCATAAATGGTGTGCAAACAATTGGGTTGTCCAAATAATATTCTGCATTAAAGTTCCCCAACGATTGAGTAACAGATAATCTAAACTGAGAAATGATGTCATCTAATATTTGATTGGTATCACTTAATATATCTGTTTGGTTTAATAAACTCCTTTCCATGATATCAGCCACAATAACATCAAATGTATATTCCATGTAGTTAAACTTTTGTTTAACATCATTTGGAACTACATACATCAATGGATAATATGGTGATTGGAATTGTGTGTTGTCTTCTTTGTCTCTTGATTGTGTTAGGTATTGGAAGTCATCAACTGAACCAAACCCAAATGAATTCAATTGTTTGTGATGGTCTGCTAATAATTTAAAGTCTTCATAGAATGTCTTGAAGTTAATACCATTGAGATGTTGTATTGGTGTTCCTGTGAATGGAAGATACGCTGCTGCACATCTATTGAGTGGGGTCATGGTTTTAATTCTAATAAGACCATTCCAACCATTTAACATATCATCTTCTTTTTCAAGAAATGGTGTGCAGTTTACTTCTTCATCAACAAAGTAATCGTTATAGTAATTACCGAATCTTGCGTTAACAGATAATCTGAATTGAGATATTACATCCTGTAAGATTTGTAATGTGTCAGAACTAATATCTACTTGATTGGCTAAATCTCTTTGAAGAACATCAGCAACGATGGTATTAAAATCCCATGTCTTATATTCCAAGTCATTCACTACTTTACCAGGAATAACAAACAACAATGGATAATAAGGTGATTGAAATTGTGTGTTATATTCTTTATCTCTTGTCTGTGTTCTATAAGATAATTGGTCAGAGTTACCTGAACCAAATGAATTAAGTTGTTTGTGTGAGTCGGCTAATTTCTGATAATCAGTTATAATCTTCTTAAAGTTAATACCACTAACAGGTAATGATGAAACTGATACAGATGGTGTTACAGATATTGTTGGAGTATTAGTAGGTGTTGTGTTTGGTGTTCCTGTATTCGTTGGTGTTACACTTGGGGTTTGTGTTACTGTTGGTGTATTGGTCGGTGTGGTTGGTATTCCTGTTGCTGTTGGTGTTGGAGTAGGTGCAATTGAACAACCCATGAACCCCGCTGGTTGTGGAAAACCACCGATAACATTCCAAGTTGCGTAATTACCTGGTGCCATCTCATTTGAGTAGTAACTATCAGGAACAATAATTGTTAGACCTGAGTCAAGATATAATTGTTGTGATGTTGTAAGACATGCCCAACAAGTTAATGGAAGACATGGGTCACATTGACCTGGTGCAACATCAGCATAGATTAAGAAATATGGTGCTTGTCCACACGCAGCATTCTGTGTTAAACCATCAGATACTAAAAAAGATATTACCATTTATTATTTCTTTGTTGTTCTTTAATTAGTCTTTCTTTTTCCTGATTGAGGTCAGTAATGTAAGACAAATGATTAAGGGCAGAAGTAAGACCCAAAGAAGTAACAAAGTCAATCTGCCAAACTTTGTCTTCAGCAAGTAACGAGATAATTTGGTAGTAGCCCCAAAACTTTGAAAAGCTATTCTCAGTCTCATCATCTGAAACATCAACGGACTCTTTAAAGAGAGTTCCATAATTTCTAACAATCCCTTCTCTAAATTTGATAAAAAAAAAAGTGACCCCTCAATGATATGAGATGGGGCATCCAACATTGCTTCTATCCTCACCTTGAAATTAGAGTCAGAGTATTTTGTTCCTTCTTCACAATATAAATACGCCATCAACTCATTTAGGTTTGCTATTCTATATGATTCATCTTTTTTAAGGAATGTATCAATGTCAACAAACTGACCAAATGATATGGTGTTAACATCCATGAACTTGTACTTGATACCGTTCAGTTCAAATGTTTGAAATAGTTTCTTTGATTCTTTGTTGTAGTGTGCGAATAATACAGACCCAATCTTTTGGATTGTTGTTGCATCCATGTCCATTACTTCTTCGTGAGACATTCCTGTAACCTTTTCAATTAGTCTTACATTTAATTCATCTTCTGATAAGATGTCTTTTAGTTTCATCACATCACAGAACTCTCTGATGGTGGGTTCACTTACTTCAAACTTCTTTGATTTACTTGTAATAGTCATACTCATTAATAAATATCTTTTATTTTATCTACTCACTTTAATACACATAGACACCTGTGTTTCTCATCATCTTCATTTGAAGAACATATCTTATCGCATCTAATAGGTGATTGTTTCTGTCTTCTGGTTCATCAAGATTGTTTCCGTTCTTATCATTCTTCCACACATAAGAATTTAATTCATTGATAAGGTTTTGTGAATTGGAATGGACAAAGAAGTTTGACCTCTTAATCTGGTCTATCCCACTCAGTATCGTATCCTTACGCACAGGTTTACAATTTATTCCATTACGAGACATCTCAGATATAGCCTGAGGGTTAGCACTGTCTGCTATAAAATCGTCCGTTAAATTGATTCCTAAGTCCTTTATCTTGTAAATAAAGTCGGGGATGGTTACATTCTTTAAGTATAATAATTCCTCACAATAAATTGAGTCATTGTCTTTATAAACCCTCACCAAAGTGGAAGGGTCATTATAACCGAAGTCAATTCCATAACCCAATAACTTAGCGGATGGTGGTAATTCAGTATAGTATTGTTGATGAGAAAATACAACCCTTGTCGGTACACCTCTCTGACCTTCACCAAATACCTTCCATGTTGCCTGGTCTTTGTCTCGTAAACGTTCAATTTCATCTATTAGTGATTGTTCTAAAAATGGATTGTCTTTGTATGTAACGATTGTATAGAACACATCAGGTTGTCCTTCCAAATCATATATCCATGAATTCCATAGTGATGGGTTCAGGTCCATTACAATCCTACCTGATGTTCTTAATACAAGTTGTATGTATTCATCATAGGTAACTTCTGTGGCTTCGTTGATAAATAGGTAATCTCTTTTTCTTCCTCGTAATTTTGTTTCATCATCAACTGAAAACCATTCAATGATGTTTGACCCCAACTCATAGTATCCATCAACTGAATGCCATTTGTTTGAATCATATACACCAAACATCAGGAGGACCTGTTTGAGGTCTCTTAATATACTTCCCTTTAATGCGGGGAGTGTCTTTCTAACTATTGAAAATACTTTGTCTTCTTCTTGTAACAAAAGATAGACATAATATATCAGGATGTTAAAACTCTTAGACGCTCTTGAACTACCCTGAAAAACATTAATCCTTTTGTCCTGTGATATTAAATCTTGGAACACTCTCGTTGTTTGGACTTTTGTTTGCATCTAATTCTTTTTGTTTCTTCCACTCTTCATGCTTTTCATAAGCGAGGTTAACTTGTTTCTGCCATAGACCTTTCATCTCTTGGTTTCTTGCTGCTACTCTTTTACGGTGTGCTTTCTCCCCACCTCTCTTTTGACTTTTACCCATTTCGTTTTGCGTTTTGTTTGTGGTATGTTGATTTGGAATTATGTTTGTTATAACTCTTTGTTGGTTTCCCACCTTTGCGTTTTCCAAATGTTAGTTTTCTACTGTCCGTCTTTGTCTTCGCCATCTTTCTTTGTTGTTATGATTTCAATCTGAATTGAAGATTTATTTATCTTGTCACCATCTGTTGTGATGTCAATTGATTCTTTAATCTTTCCCCATCCTCTATCTAAAAGTAACGCTGCTGCTTTTGTGTCACCTGCATTTGCTTTCCTTCTCATTGCCTCTATGATTTGTTCCGCTGCAGTCTTTCCATCTTTGTTTTCCTCACCAAGAACGTTTGCGAGTATGACATCTAACTTGGGTAATTTTCTCGGTGCTCCGTTTGGATTTCTCACCTCACCTTTTGTTATTGGTTTTAGATTTGTCTTTGACTTTGGATTGTAATTGGTCTTACCCATATCTTTATAATTTCTTTTTATTTACCTAACCTTACTATCAATTCTTCTACCTGTTTTCTTGCTCTTGATAAACATATTTGGTCACAGTAATTTGGTATTACATCTCCGTAATGTTTGAACATAAAATCAGACATAAATTGTCTTTCGGTTTCTGTTTTATTATTAGAATTGATATAGTCTTTTATTCTTATCAACTCTTCTATTGTATAACCTGTTGGTTTATGAACTTGTTGAACGATGATTGGTGTTATTCCTTTTGGTACAACAGGTTGTTGTGGTTGTTGTTTACATCCGCATCCCATCTCTTAATTGTTTTAATTGTCTTCTTACCTTGTTTATATCTCTACTAACTGAATTGATGGGGATGGTAGTTCTTTTTGACAAACGAGTCACACTACACCCTTCTTCAATATACAGTTCAAATAGTCTTCCGTAATACCAATCAATTGTTTTTAATTGTTCGTGAACCCAATTCATATTAAATTCATCTTCTTGATATTCTATGTCAGGGATATCATTCTCAATTATTTCATTGAACTGATATCTTCTATAAGTATAATGATACTTACTACTTTTTGAATGGTATTGGTTTCTAACAATCTTTGTAAAGAAATATAATTTCTCTTTGTCTGGTATCTGATGAACCTTTTTGTTGTTGATGAATTGTTCAATGCATAAATGTAACAAGTCATCCACTTCATCAGGAGTAGAAAACTTGTTACAGATATTTTTTAATTCGTTGTAGTTGTTGGATAACCAGTCGTTCAATTAATATTGATTGTTGGTTTATCCTTGTTTGGCTCCTGGATAGAATCTTCTGTTATAGTATTTGTTGTTTTCAAAGAATTCATGTCTTGCAGTGATATACTCTTCTCTAATTAAGAATTGTATTTTATCTCTAACTGAATTAATTGAGATTTGATTACCTAATAAGTTCCAAACTTGGGCTGTGGTAATGTCAGATGCTTTTTCTGTACTTCTATTGATATCATCATTGATAATATCATAGATTCTTTTTTTTGTTTCGTTTTTGATTTTCATAATTATAAATATTACTTACTCTCCATAAGGTAATATATTAACTATAAAATTCAATAGTTTTTTTAATAATTCTTTTAATCATATCTGCTCTTTCAAATTCTTGGTCCTCATCTGCTTCTAATCTTCTATCATCAAGTTGAGATAAATGATAAGGTAGATTATCTAAATTCTTAAATCCTTTATGAACTTGTTTAACAACTAATCCTGCTAACTCTTCTTTATCTTCTTCTGGTAATTTCCAGTAGTCTTCTAATTCAATATCATATCTTGAATCTAATAATAAATCTACTTTATTAGTTTCTATTCTTCTTCTCATATATTACTAAATATCAATTCTTACTTACGAGTTATGTATGTGAGTGCTATCCCCATTACTATCGTAAAAGGTTAACAACAACATACATAGTCTTACTTGACTGAGGATGTAATAAGTTTCAGTGAAAACTTATTTATGAAGACAACTTATGAATTTATCACTAATCCATCATACCATGTTTCTTCTTTGTGCTCATGTTGACCTGTGTATGAATCCCCTGGTAGGTCGTATAGTTAAACGCCAGTGTTAAGTTCCACCCATTTAACCTTACCAATAAGTATATTGAAGTTTAGAAAAAAGTCAAATTGATTATATTTATTTATATGGAAAAAAAATGTAGTTACTGCAAAGAGATAAAAGATGAAACATCTTTTTATAAAAACAAGAATAATAAAAAGGATGGATTACAAAGTACCTGTAAGAAATGTTCTTACAAACTGACAAAAGAATCTATTGAGAAAAAAAGATTGCTTGAAGGTGAACGAAAAAGAAAACAAGATGGTAAGTTTTTAACTCTATCAGGAATCAAACAGGAAGATTATTGTATGATGTATTTTGGACTATCAAAAATCGGTTATAATCCTGAGTTGGATATACATACTCAATTCTGTGAGAAGTGGGGATTAAAGGTCTCTAAATCACCAAGAAAGGGTGTTGAGAACAAATGGACATATAAGGATTGTCAGGAATAAAAAAACCCCACCCATTACAGGTGAGGTTTGAGATATGAGAACAACACTACGGATTAATCTGTATAAATTGTGTTTTGCTCGTTGTAGATAGTCGCTTGTAACTTGTTCATCACTCGTTTACCTTGACCATCGTACATTTTGCCAGCCATTGCCCAAATGGAATCAATTAACCAACCATAACCGAATAGACCCAAAGTCAACATGTAAAATATTCCACGACCATATCTTCCAAGATAAAAGTAGTGAATACCAGCCCATCCAAATAAGATGGTTAACAAAGAAAGGATTTCAACGTTCTTAGATGAACGAGAAGTGGTAATTAAGTTTGCCATAGTGTTTTGTGTTCAGATTATATCCTGTCCCCGATTTTGTTGTTATTAAATTTTTACAAAGGTAATGAATATTGTTGAGATAAATCAAAGAAAAATATTTTATTTTCATTAAAAATATCGTCATATAAATCTTGGTAGATACCATCTTTATTTGTAATATAATCCCACCTTGCTTCTATGGTTTGACGAAAGAAAATATTTTGTTCACATAATTCTACATAAAATCCCATAATTGAAATCAAGGTTTGAATCGGTAGGTTTTCTGGTTCACAATCTAATTTATCGTTAGAATAATAACCACACATTTGATTGGTTAAACCATCAATGAAGTACCTGTCGCAATCTGAAAATCTTTTTAATAATTCTGTCATAGTGTGTTTTTTTTAATTTTTACAAAGATACTAATTAATTTGATTCTACCAAACTATCAATTACATAATCCACAAAGAAAACTTTTGACTCTGTTTCATAATCACCAATCCAACCTTCATCATCATTTAAGGTGAATGTGATTTTACCATTATCGTGTTCTACAAAATTATCTGCGGTATAATCTAATCCTTTGAATATCAAAGCAAGTTCTTTACCGAATCCCACATTTTTAATTACAGGAATATAAAATTTTGGAATGAATGTTACTGTTGCCATAGTGTGTTTTTATTTTGTAGTGAAATAATCATTAGTTTCAAATCCTGACATTGCTCCAACACCCACGATTGAGTAATAAGTTTTATCATCACCAACCCAATCAACCATCTTGATTTCTTTATTATCAAAATCAATCACGACTTCCGAACCATCGTTCATATACCATACGGCAAGTTCACCTTGTGTTGCTCCTACTGTTTCGTTCAAGAATACAGATACTCTTGAAATCATCCATACATCTAATTTGTTATTCTTTTTCATAGTGTGTTTGTTTAGAGAACAAAGATAGGGGTTATGTGTTATTCTACCAAACTTTTTTTATAATTTCTTATAATCATCTTGGTTTGTGGATAACTTATTCCTGATTCCTGAGAGATGGACCAAGCGGTGAACCCCTTCAAGTGATTCTCAATAACCTTGTCATCTGAATAACCAACGGTCCTTTTACAGTTATCAAAGTGATGTTGTTTCATATTACTTAAAGGACCTATTGTATTGCAATTAGGACACATTGTAGGGACTTTTGACATCTCTCGGGTATAATCTGTCATATTCAATTTACCCTTCGTTTTTCCAAGGTTTCTACCCTTTTCCTGTAACTTGGATTTATTACTATTAACCTTATCCGCCACATTGTTACCATTAATCCTTTGTTGGATTTTACCATCGGTCATTTTACATAACCTATTTTGATTTACCTCATCTAATATTTCCTGTAATGTTTTCATATAAATTATTTTAAGTATTCTGATTCCCAAATAAATTGATAGTCTTCTTTGTTCTTGATGTAGTCTTCACACATCATCTTTGCAGTTCTGATGGACTTAGTTTTCATCTTATCCCAATTTTCATACATAAACACACAACACTCTTCTTTAATGTAATTAGGGACTTTAACAATAGGAGGGATAACATTGAGAATAACATCTGCAATCCAACCCCATTGAATCATTGGCTCCATAACAAAATCATATACACGACAACGGTTACGAATTGCGTTGAGGTGAATCAAACGGTCTTTTACCTTTTTACCATTAACCTCATCATCATAAGGTAATCTCTCATTAGCGGTGAATACGAACACCATCTTGTTAGTCGGAACAACAAACCCTGTTGTACCTTCCACGATGTGAGATTGGATTGCTCTCTGTTGTAATTCATCTAACTGACTGATAAGACCACCCAACATCTTTTGATAGTGGAATACACGGTTACCTTCAAGAATGTTCTTGATGATGTTGATGTTAGATGTGTCCTTCAAAATCTCATTACAATCATCAACAGACACAACAGTAACCTCATTAGGATTAAGATAGTTGATAAGTGCAAGTTGAACACCAAACGCGAACATTGATACGTTACCTGAGATGGTAACATAGTTGATACCATTCTTGGACATCGCATCGTTAACCGTGTGAGTCTTACCTAAACCAGGAACTGAATAAATGTATGAGTGGTTATACTCATCATCAGTATTAAAGTTAGAAATCTTATTACCAAGAATAGATAGTCTTTTACGATTCTTAGCACCTAACTCTAAGAACTGTGTCATCTGTGGAGTGAATGTCTTTGTTTTCATATTTGTCATTTGTTTCACAAAGATAGGGATTATGTGTGAGATGAAAAAATATTTTTTTGTTTTTTTATTATTGGTTCAAGTCCTGCTACTGTCAAATTAGTAATTTCTGTCATTTGTTTATATGACATACCCGACTTGTATAGTTCAAATATCTTTGAATCGTTCATTCCTTTGGGTCTAACACACTTGTCAAAGTGTACCCTCATTATACTTCTTTTTGGACCACTACACCCACAGTTTGGACAAGTAACAATAACAGAAGAATTTTGTCTTGCTATGTCCCCATAGGTTTTGATACAAAACATTCTTTTAGTTTTGAATTTTTCTGTTTGTTTAAGATTAGACAATCTACTAATGTTCTTCGTAGTAGCAAATTTTGATTCAGAAACTTTATTCAATAAGTCTTGTAGATTTCCCATTGTTTGTTTTTTTTACAAAGATAAGTAATTCCATTTTACTGACAAAATAAAAGTTATCCACATAAAAAAACCCCACACATGAGAACAAGGTGGGGTGGGTAGGAAACCATGGCAATGTCAAACCTACCACTTTTTATATGCAAGAAAATTAAACATCTTCCTGTAACCAGTCAAGGGTAATTTCAATACCTGTAACGGTTCTCTGAAACTCTTCCATCATTGACTCAGTATGTAAAACAACAGTTCCATCATCCATTAATCCATAGTATATTGGAATACTAACATAATGGTCTTTTAGGTTATTTTCAATATCCTCAATTGAGGTCTTGAATGTGTTTTCATCGTTGTAAATCTTATTCATGTTTTTAATTTTTTATAAATGTAATTATTTGATTGGTTCATACTCAAAAGTATATGTTGTTCTAAAACCTGCAGAAAATCTACCGTTTATATTGTCTTTATCATATACGTCTTTATGGTCTTTCTTTTGTACAAACCTCCAATTCGGATTATTATTACAACGATGAACCAAAGATGGATGTGTTGAAGTTACCCTGAATCTTAAACCTTTATCAGTATAATAATCACCAACCCAACTTGCTAAGATGTCACCTAATCCTAATCCTTGAAATTGTGGTAGTATAACCAATCGGTGTATTCTTTTCATATTTTTGATTATAGGATGAGGAAAATGAATACAGGCACAGAGACCACATAATTCCCCATCTATAAACATTACAAACTTTTCTGCTGAAGGATTTATAACATGACTTAAATAGTGATGTTTTCTAAAAATGTCCCACAGTCCTTTATACTTTGACTTATAGATTTCAACTGTATGTTGGACTTTTTTTTTTCTGGAATAATAAATTCCATTGTGTTTGTATTAAAAATCCAATCAGGGTTCATATAATCTATAACATCTAAATGACAAGAAATACCAACAAACTTTTTGTTCATCTTTCTAATTTTTTTAGAAAATAATTCACACCCAAACTTAGCAGTCGTTCTATCTATAACAGATGTGAACTCATCATAAACCATGATATCCTTATTTTGAAGAATTGAATAACATAATTCAATTCTCATTTTCTCACCCATTGAGAGAACAGAATATGGTTTTAACCAACTTGGAGGTGAGGAAAACCCAACAGAAATTAAAACTTGTATTATTTCATCAATTGATTTATCAGAAGGAAAATCGTCAATAATTGAATTGTTAGTAAAATTAAAATCATTGAAATAATCTTTACCAAATAATTCTTTTGCTAATGTTGTTTTTCCTGTTCCTGAATCACCGATAATTAAACCGACATTCCAATCAAAATCCAAATCAATTTCGCCT